CAGCAAACAAACCAATAAAAGCACCACTAATAGAAGTACCTAACCTAGCAAAAGATTTACCTAGTCTAGTAGTAAAGCCGTCAATACCTAACATAGCTTGTCTAGTTACTAATAGTTGCCTCCTAGTACCTTTTAAACCTAGATTAACTTTTGCAATACTTTTAGCGTATTGATCACGAGTTATCTTACCATCTTTTAACTGTTTCTTTAGTTTTCTCTGCTGTACTGTTAAACCTTGTAAGGTCTTTTCTAAGCCCTCTAGTTTTCTTTTTTGATCTGCTGTACCTTGTACATCTATTTTTATTGCTACTACCTTTTCTGCCATGACTTATCTATAAACTGGTTCTATTAATCCTGTTACTGGGTTTTCTATATAAACTTCTATTAAATTACTTCCATCCTCTACGTATATTGGTTGTAGTGGTGTTGGTGTGTTACTATCATCTGTTCCACTGCTATTATTCCCGTCTTGTGTTTCATCAATAGCTACACTTCCTAAATTTTCAAACTTAAATAAACTAACTTTTGTTAGTGAATCTGTTAAAGGATTAAAGTCTATTACTTGTTCTATTAAGTAGTAACCGCTAACCTTACTTGGTCGATCAATATATACTAACTTTCTAAAGTCTAAATTATCTACATCTGAGCTATTAAGATTAAAATAAGCTATTAACCTACCGCCCTCTTCAATGTTTTTAAGCATATTAGAGTAATAAGTAGAAAACAAACCATCATCACCCGTAAAACTTAAATTTTGTGGTGATGCTGTATTATTGTAATCTTCAAATATTCCATAAGGAGTAAAGTTAGTAGTTAATCCATTTAATTGAAATAATCTATTAGTACCGTCAGGAGATGACTGTTGATTATGTTTAAAAAAGAAAACTCTAGCGTTATAACTATCTATTCTTTCATCAGGTATTTGTCCATTTGTTAAATACTCATTCCAATATTTCAAAGTAGTTGGAGCTATATTAGAATTATAAGAAGATCCTATTATAGGTGTTACTTCTGATGCTATATGGGCATAAGATGCAGAAAATAAGCCTAGTTTTATTTCTGTTGTACCCTCAGCAAATCTATTAGGTAGTATATGGTTATATTTACCGTATGTTCTTCTATTAGAAGCCTCCCAACCTTTCAGCCATTCATCATTACTTAAATCTCTATAACTAAAGCTTATGTTTCTTTTATAGCTACTTATGTAATCTATTTCATATTTATTACTAACATCTAATTTAGTACTCCAATCTATTGAGCTTGTTTTACTTTGAAAAAAAGTATCTCTAGGCTCTAAGTATATTGTTCTAGTCTTTACATCAGTCCAATAGTAAATATTAAACATTCTAGTAAAGTCATTAATAACATCTATTAATTTAATATTGCTAGGTATAATTTCATTTAATGAAAAACTATCACCCTCTGTTAATTCAGCACTTCTTTGCACCTCGAAAAAAGAGCCAACTTGATAACTAAAAGTTTCACTAGCAATCTGAAACCATTCAGCCCATATAGATATAGTTTCACCAGCTGTACATGGTACTGATATTTCATAAGTTGCTTGATCGTTTATTCTAGGGTCAATAGTTCTAGTTTGACTACCTTTAACACCTACTGTATGACCAAACTGTTGAGCTATTATTACTTCTATAGGTGCATTTGTTCTACTAGCACTAAATATATTAGTATTTAATGTTACTTTAAAGTTATATCTGCCTGTAGTAGGAACAGTATAATAACCATATCCAGCACCTGGGTTTACATCATAGTTATCATTTACATCATTATTAGGAGGTGTAGAATCATCAGTAAAAACCAATCTATTTAATCCTGTTGTAGATACTGGAGATGTTAAAGACGCTCTTGTTTTAGATTCATCTATTATATCTTTATTAACGCTCATATCTCCGTTAATATCGGCTGTTAATGTTTTAATGTCAGCAGTATTTAAAAAAGTACTATCTACATTCCAACCTAAACTATTTAAACCAGTATCTAAAAGAGATTTAATATAAAAGCATGGAAAGAAATCTCTTACTTGAGAGTTGTTATTATCCTCGTTTCCACCTCTACTAATATATGGGTATGAGTGATCGTATGTCGATACAGTAGAAAAGTTAGCATCATTTATACCATCAATATTATAAATTTGAGCGTTATTTCTATATGTTAAACTGTTTAACTTTAATTCACTAGCACCCTTAACCCAATCAATGTTATTACCAAAAAACACTAATTCATAACTATCTAGCTCAAAACCCTCTAAAACTTTACTAATTTGAATAAAACCTTTGTCTATTTGTGTACCACTAACTATAATAACGCATTGTTTACGGTTTAAGGCATCTCTATAGTCTTTCCTACTGTTTATATTATCTACATTAGAAAGTAGCTTAGAATTATTCTTAGTGTTAGGTACTTTAAAAGTTTTTGAATAAGTACCAGTACGAGCTTTTAAATTATCTAGGTTTACAATACCCTTAGTTAATACTAATGGGAAATCAGTAAAGTTAGTTAAATCTAAATCACCTAGTACATTGTTACTAGTATCTAATATTCTAATTACTACATCATTCATCCTCTTAAACCTCTTTCGTTATTAGCTAAACTAAAATTTAAAATAAACTGTATAGGCATATCATTCTCGTTAACTTTTACACCGCTGCCATCATCAATAATGATACTAAAGTAACTACCATCTACCTCAATCCAAGCCATGTTATTAGTTAACATACTTTGAGCAAAAGCTAATGTATCTCTTCCAATTGATTTAGAATAAGCTGTAAAGTTTTTAATCTTTGTATTTCTTACAATAGCACTACCATAATCACTAGAACTATAAGTACTACTTAAAGCTTTTTGATACCTAGTAGACTTGTTTGTATAGCCCTCAATCTGATTACCTTTTAAAGTTATACTATCTTGTTTACCAAACTTATTAACGAAATGCACTCTTAAATCTGTAGGGCATCCTTCAACTATATTATATCTTCTTAACTCTGATTTATCACCACCATCATTAATTAGCCTAATTGTATAATAAGCAACATTAGTTAAACTAATACCAGCATTAATAAGGTTTTGAGTTCCTACAGGAACATCTAAATAAGGGTTTATATAAGGGTACATAGTAAAACTATTCCACTGTGCTACATCTATTAAATCAGTGTTTAATAAAGCGTTATTACTATTATACGTTAATACTTCTATTTTATAATTTAATGAGCCACCAGTGGTAAACCCAACCATACCCATACCTAGAAACTCATTTTGATTAAGCTCTATTGTTTTAGGATTAGTACCCTCAGTAAGAAATAACCTATCATCTGACACTAAAAAGTAATCATTTAAGTTAAAACTGTTGAGATTAAAATGACTCTCACTCCAATTGAAAGCAGCTTGAATACCGCTTGAATATTGCCAGTTACTATTATTTTCATCCGCTGGATCGTAAGTTGTTTCTAATAATCCTGTTGTTGGGTTTTGTGTTACCTCATACGCACGTATTCTATAAGTAAAACTATCATCAGTTTTTGTAACTGTACTACCTCCTAGTGTTTTTAATATAAAGTTAAGATTAGAATTTAATACATCTGATATATCAAAAGTAAACTCATTAGTAGTTCCTAAGTCAGGTTGTACGCTTGTTGCTGATATTCTACTTGATGTTGCGCCCGTATCATAAGATATATGAGTTTCAATTATCAAGTGAACTATATCAGCGTTATTACTATTTAATTGAAACAACACAGGGCTATAGGCTAATACTACAGATTGCGTTGATGTTGGTGTTGCTATTGGTGTTAATGCCATTACTTATTATCTTTATTATAGTCTTGAACTATATCAGTTACTATATCATCTACGTTTCTAAACACTTCCCTACCTAAAGCCTCTACTATTGGGTTAATCTCAGTAAGTATTACAAAGTCTATAAAACCAGCTCTACGACCGTTATTACTAAACTTAAAACTGCCTTGAGTTGGTGAGCCCTCTTTAAATATGCTCATCTGAACAGCAAAAGCCATGTTTTTTACTTCTTTATCACCACTCGCTATTCCTTTACGCTCTATCCAATCTACTAAAACACTTATAGGTACTTTCTTTGCTCCAGCCTTTCTACCATCATTAACATACTTGCTATAATCTTGCATTAGTATCTCAATAACTACGCTGTCAGGTAATTGCATAGTCCTACCTTCCATTGTACTAATTAACTCACCACTAGCTTTATGACCTTGCCCGATTAACTCAGTTTGCAAAGCCTTTATTATCATATTTTCTACCTTAGAAAAGTCTAGCATTAGTAATTAAATATACCAGTTACGCAATTTGAGTCTAACTCTATTGTTATTGAGTACTTAGATGCTACTAACTTATCATTGTGAACATCATGAGCCATAAAACCGCCTATAGTGTTAAACTCTACTATACTAAAGCCGTTAGCTCCTGATATATTTCGTCTAATTACCTCAGCTATGTATTTATCTAAAATAGCATCTACCTCCGCTTGACTTTTTTGCATTGTCTTAACCGCTTGTACATCTCTATTTCGCAAATTATAGCAAAATACATCAAAGGTAAAACGCTTATTATTCGGTAAAAAAGAATTATTAATATCACCTCGTATAGTGTTAGGAGTAGAGTTTACTAAAATTAATGGATAGCCTTTAGCGTTTTGTGTTCCGTTAACTGCGCTAACCCTGTTATAAAGAAAATAGCTAACATCATCAAAGGCATTAGCTATTATCTGTAATTCATCTATTATATTACTGTAATCAGCCATAATTTAAATATACTAAAATAATTTAGATTGATTCTAAATAAGGACTTACTTAGTAGTTTATTTCCTTAAATCTACCGTTTAAAGTTTCAAAAGTTGTCTGCATATCTCTAGGAAGCATATCAATACCAAAAGCCCACATCTCAAAGATAGCTAATAGCCGTCTTGTATTGTTCTTATGGCTGGTAGTACTAAAGATTGAATTAATTCTATACTCAAAAGCCTTTACAACATCATACCTAAACTTCTCAAATAACTCAATAACGTACTTAATATCATCCTCAGAAATACCCTTTTCTCTCCACTCATCTACAATAGCACCAATATATTTAATATGCATTTGAGTCTGAGCTTCTATAATGTACATTTTAAACTCATCAGGATTCATTTTTTCAATATCATCCTTTAGTATGTTGTTAAAACTTTCTGAACAAACTTTAATTTTATACTTTACAAAGTCTTTACACATTTTACTCTTAGAAATGTCATATTCACCATGAGTATAAAACTTCATAAAAGATACTTCTTTCTCAACCCTTGCACAGGTATTAAAAACGTCATGATGCTCTAAAGATTTGATTGTTAGTTTATGCTTTACACTTAAAAAAGTATTTACCCATGTAGGTATACTTTTTTTAAATATCCACATAAAAGACAAAGACAATATAACTAAAGCAGATACTAAACTACTTTCTAAATTCTCAGCTAATACTTTTAAAACGCTCTCCATATTACATTAACATAAAAAAGTCGCCGCTTGAAGTATCAACCGTATTAGTTAAACCTAGTATTTCTGTTCTATCTAATGATAAACTGCCAAATGTAGAAGTAGCTCGTAATGATATAGAACCAGCACTATGACCAGCATCAGCAGATATAGCACCCGTAGCAACTTGTCTATTGGTGTTATGTTGCGAGTAAGTTCTATTAGTTCCTGTTGGTATTTGTTGACCTGTAATAGCGTTAATACTACATGAAGTAATCATTATTAAACTATCATCAGAAACCGTTAAAGTCTGAGTATTCGGTGTTGCAGAACCTCCTGTTTTTAATGAGTTACCTATACCTCCTGAGTTAGTAAAGCTTCTTATA